TCTGTCCACTGTACACATAGCCATGCCCCAAACCCGTTCCTAACGTAGTGGTGTAACGCCATCCACTTATGTAGGCTTAACAGTAGTGTGGGGAATCTAAACTTCTTGTAATTTCTAGCCTTAAACTCTATAAATATTTCGTTGTCTGCCCACCAATCAACTATATACAGTGGTTCATATAAGTCCTGTATACTCATACAAAGCGAATCTTCAATGTACATCTTAGCCTTGTTCTTTATTTCAATATCTTTATCTGTTTCTAGTTTAGGTTTCATTCTCTCCTAGCCCCTTTCTTATATCCATAGTACCCTGAGATATTGATGGATTAGTTGTTCTTGTTATATCCATAATGTCAATAGCTTTATCTATCTCCATTGTTACATAGTCTTTCTCTTCAGATATATTTTTCTTTTTAATTTTTGTAGCCTGTAATTGCCACAGCATATGACTCCAAGACATACGACAAGCCCATTTAAGCCACCTGTTTTGTCTGTAGATTAGCAGTGGTATTGGGTTGAGTATCTTATGTCTACTCTCTTCAGCCTGTCTAATGGCCTGTAGCCAGTACTCTGTTATCTGTTTCTCAGAGAACTTGATGTGTAGCTTTACTTCAATCATATATGTTATGTCAGCTATGGTTATCATTATGTCACATCCCCCAGACCTAGATGCCTCTAACTCTCTAGTGATCTCAAACCCTAGACCTCGACTAAGAATATGACATACTTCCCTCTCCCCCCTTTGTCCTTTGCTTCTGCTCATATTAGACATTTTATTCTCCTAAAACTTTTGAGTCTGTCCAGTATTTAAAGTTATATAGCTTATCTAAGTCCTCTCTGTTTGGCCCATTCGGAGTTCTCAGTACCTCACTGCACCTCTCTAGGTAGCAGGTTATCCTGTCTATTTCATTGCGCAATATCATTGCGTCATATCTGTAGACATTCTTAATGCCTATATCAACAACAGTATCTGCCTTGTCAATCAGGAATTCATATCTCTTTTTCAACAACCCCTTTCTCTGTAGTTGGGTTGTCATACTCTTCTTTATTTTCTTCATCCTAGCACCTCCTGTTTAATAGTCATGGTCTGTGTTGGCCCATTAAAATCCATGATAAATTCTCCCACTTCACCATTACGATTCTTCTCAAGAGCCATGATTCTTTCTCCATTACGGTTAGTGTACAGGTTAATAAAGCAATCACATATCCTGCTAAGGTCTAGAGTACCAGCTACCCTACCTAGCCCACCCGCTAATCCATTGCCACTGTTGTACCCTTCTCTGTTTTGCTGAGCGACAACTATAAGCCTGACTCCCAGTCTAGTGGTTACAGATTTCAATTCTTTAACGTAGTGTTGTAGCTTCATCCAGTGTTCCATATTAACTTCATTACGCTCTGAGGCTATTTCTCCCAGATGATCTATAATTACAACTTCCACTCTATGACAGGAGACATGCTCCTGTATCATGGCTATTGTTATTGGCAGTGTCTTGGGGTCATTGCCTGTGAGTATTATATTTTTACGTTCTAGGAATTCTATTCTAGCTGCATTGTATCTGTCAGCGTTATGTCTAGTGAGGAACCTCCTGTTATATATTTCGTTGTATGTAACACCTGATCTTATTGTAAATATACGCCTAGCTAATTGTTTCTTGTTCATCTCATAATTAATATAGAGTATCTTCCCCTTAAACTTTGAGGATGTAGACATGTTCACTGTCCAGTTCAATGCCAACATTGATTTCCCTATACCAGTAGGGGCTGATATAACATTTATATCCTGTAGCCCTTTCATCTTCCTGTCTAGTGCAGACATTCCTACTGCTGGCCCATCAAATGTATCCTCCTCTCTTTCGCCTAACTTGAATTCATCTGCAATCTCACTGACCCATTGCTCAGCACCTGATACAGAGCAGTTATTAATAACAAAGTTGTTGGCTCTAATTATGTCAGTAGCATCCCTCTGTAGAGTTTGTATAACATCTTCGTACTCACCATTGTTCTCTAGGCTGTCTACTGCTTTGCCACATATCTTCTTGATAAGCCTCTTAGAAGAAAACTGCTTCAGTAATAGACATATCTTGTCGTTGTTTATATCTATAGTCTTCTCGTAGTTACTTATATGTTCTAATGCTTTAGTTATTTTATCTTCTCCAGAAAACTTGGCTCTCATTGACATGTAATCTGTGTCGCTGCCTAGAGCAAACAAGTCTTTGAACCCAATAAAAATCTTTCTGTACTGGTTGTAGTACATATCGTCCTTCTGTATCCTGTCTAGAAAGTAGGACGTATCTTCTTTGCTCTCCATCATTTTTGCTAACAGTATTGTCTCTAACTCTATATCTGTATACGGTGTATTCTTATCTTCAATCTCCATAAAATTCTCCATAAGAAATGGGGGAAGCAGTTAGCCTCCCCCATAATAATTATAATAATAATAATAATTATAATAATTATATATTCTTGGTAAACCTGCAATTAGGATAGGCAGAGCAAGCAAGGAATTTACCATGCGCACTAGATTTCACAACAAGCTCAGAGTCACACTTAGGGCATGACTCTTTAGCTACTTCGTTGCCACCAAAAACCTCATTGGCAGCCTTAACTACTGCGTCACCATTCTCTAGCCCTGACTCCTCAGGGGTTTCTGCTTCTGCTTTAAGCTGTGACTCTTCCTCCCTAGTCCACAACTCTAACCCACACCCAAACATAGCAGCGTTCTTACATAAGCAGCGCATCTGGGCGTTGTGTATCTGGTTGGCTTGTGGAGAGAGGGTCACACTGTGGAAAGTCTTACCGTATACTGGTGATGTCATACTGCGGGTAACACCAAAGCAGGTGATGCTTGTCTTTACAAAGTAACCAGCCTTACTGGTTCCCGTGTATGGGAGTGTAACCTCACACTGTACACCACCCTCATTGAGCTTTACTACATAATCAGTGAACTCATAGGTAGCATCAGGGCAAGCCTGAAAGAACCTGTCCATGATGTTAGACCAAGGCACATAGTCCATGCCCTTACTACCCTTAGACTTGACACATTTTGCTATGTCTTCTCTGAACTTCTTGCTTTGAAAATACTGATATAACTCTTCTACTGTCTTCATGTTTCTCCCTTTCTCTGTGAGATAATATTTATTTTAAAAGAAACCTTCTGGCAGATAAGACACTCTTTGTATTGGCATCCTCTATCTTGCCGTACTCATGTAACCCTACTAACTCTCTCAAGTCTCCAAGCATACCCTTGTTGTCAGTAGTAACCCTGCGTTTGGGGGTCTTGTATGTGACTATAGTATTGCCTTCTTCGTTGGTTAGGATTCCACAATTACCCATGTAGTATTTAATCTTATTCTTCAGTACCTCTTCCTCCTCTTCTAATGGTTTAATTTTATCTCTAACCTCTTTAAGTTTGGCACACTTAGAATCAATATCACTGTTTGACGGCACTACTTCTGCTGTACTCTCTGGGTATAAGAGCTTAATGTCCTCGCCACTAGGTTCATCAATCTGTGGTAAGACCCTTCTCTGAACGCAGTCCCAGAAGTCAGCAACTCTGTCCCACACTCTAAGCTGTGTATCTATATCTACCTCTATATCATGGGTAAACATAGGGTTGGTACGAGAGCGTAAGTGTGGAGCAAAGCCAACCAGAACCCACTTATTAATCTTAGTGACCATAGAGTACCAGACTATTTGGTAGTATTGCCAAGGGGGAATATCCCCTACAGCCCAGTACTTATTGTAGATACCCTCACCTACAGTTTTAATCTCTATGCCCGTGATATTCTTTTCTTTATTTTCTACATAGAAATCAGGGTGAGCATAGGCCCAATCATTTTTAGAGCTACGCTTAGTGGATGGTTCATACATAACACCACTCTTACTTACCGGGTAATCTGGTGTCTCCTCTACCAAGTCACCACTGTGAAAGTGAATGTTATTATCCTCTGCGTATTTTTTCCCAACTACATCCTCTAGTATAGACCCCCACTCCATAGCATAGTTAAGCTCAGGCGGGGGAATATCCCCCACCTTCTCCTTATAGCACTTGGTTATGCTACAGTATGGATTGGCTCCCATAATTGCACCCACATCAGAGCCGCCTATACCCTGTCTGCGTTCTTCAGTTGTTAGCAACATACTGGCTCCTCTCATAAAAACCGTCTTTAGTAGCATCGTTAATAAAACCTTCAGCCTTAGTGACGACTTCTATCTGGCGAACAGGATTGTACTCTTTAGCCACTGTATTAATAGCATTGTACATACGCCACCCGCTGTCACCGTCCTGAGTAAACTCAATATGAGTAGGTTGCTGCCAGTATTTATCTACTTTACCTATGTGTGACCACGGTAAGAAGCTGCTTCTAGCCATATTCAGGTACATGCGTGGTACTTGATTCTCATTCATGGTGATTGCTTTTAGGCTGTCAATCATATCAACAATACCATTCTGCTCAGCTAGGAATTTCATTAGCCCCTGTCTGATTGTAAAGTCAAGGTCATCAGCATTGTTATTGGTATGTTTCTTTCTAAACAAGAACTCTCCAGTAATAATCAGGTTGTCACACACAAAGGCTGATGCCCCTATAGTCATCTGTGCTGAGAACCTGCCCCTATTGCTATGCCTGAGACCCAAGCATGGCATCGTATCTGATGTGAAGTACTTGGTTAATGCAGTCTCTCTGCCCATGTACGAATCAAGAAACGATACAGAGGCAAACAGATCAGACCCCTCATTGCTGACTCCCCACCTAGATTTAGTCATACTCACAGGCATGTTAAAGCTATGGCAAGTATCAACAATACGTGATGCAAAGTCATGGTGCTGTAGCCCACGCCACTGGTCACTCCTGCTGAGATTGTATGTCTTGCCACCCTTACCTACCCATGAGTGGTTCCTGTCTGTAACCTTGAAATCCTGCAATCCTTCGTATGTAACCTCTTGTGAGTTTACTCCTAGTGATAAGCTCATTTCTGAATCCCTTTCTTAATGGGCGGTATGTCCCTGCTAGACAGGGAAGGCCACCTGTTTTTGATTTGATGTATGCGTTGTTTGCTTACACCATATACTTCTCCTATTTGTACTAGGGAATGCCCCCATCTGATTGCCTCTAATATCTCGGTATCCCTAGCACTTGGCTCTGTTAGTTTAATCATTCAAGCCTCCCACACTCTCTGTTAGTTGGCGTGCAGTGAATAAACTCCCATCCAGTACTCTTCTTAACTGCCTTCACATTATGGCTGAGCATCATGTTCTTTACCTGCCTAGATACTGACACCTTATCTGTGTAGTCTAAGTATGTGATGATACCAGCTACCAGAAATACTGTTACTGCTGCTGCTGTAAGAATTATTAATTTAGCGTTCATCATATTCTCCTCTCAAAAGGTTTTCTTAATTCTCCAAGCCTCTTTCATTATCTCTCTGTCCTCTTTACAGAAGTGGAAGAAGGAGTAATCATATACAGACTTGTTGAACCTGTTTATATCTAGGGCAGACAGTAGCTGTCCATCCCTATCCTTCCCGTAGTGCATCCTGTACCAGCTATTCAAAGCATCTTCTAGAGTATCAATAAATCTAGTCGTTGCTGTCATTACGACCCCCTCTTACATTAAACTGTATCTCAATATCCTTATTAAGCCATCCCAGTAAAAGAATCCTGAGTACTGCTGACATTGAGATGCTGAGTTTATCAGCTTCAAGCCTTATCTTTTTATGCTCCTCCTCAGTCAGTCTTGCAGTGGCTGCCTTAGAGAAACTTTTCCTACTCTGAATAATCTTATACTTCATAGTCTGTCTCCTTCTCTAATCGTTATAAAGGTTGCCAACTTCCCACTCTTACGTGATTACTTGAAATGGAGGGTATACGCACGTTGGCAGAGTGAGCGTTTTGTTTAGCCCTGTGGCTGTTGGCATGGCCCTCACAGGATGGAGGATATACCCTCCGGTTTAGAACTTCGGCTTATATTCGCTTTGTATAACTGTGTATATTGGGAAAAGCTCATCACGAATTAGCCTCATGTCTGAGATATTACTGACTTGCTTATGCACCCCTTTCACTGATTCAAGGCTCTCTATAGCGATATGCAAAGCCTGACCTACAATGTACTGACCTCTTGTTGATGTAAAGAAATCCCTTGCTGTATTAAACTCTGGTCTAGTCTTAATCATTTTAAATCTCCTTTAATGATTGTTGTTACACTTTCGGTATACGTTCGCCCTCATAATCAAACGTAATACCGTCAAAATAATCCACTTCCCTACTAGGGGTGCGTACATACCAATTACCTCGCTTCTGATAAACATACCCTGTGGGAATATACTTGTTAATCCTGCTTTTAGTAATGTTAGTCTCCCACCCCCCTGTATTGAGTGTATACCTGTCAGTACCAAACGTAACCACGTTAGTCTTAAATAGTCTTATAGCCCTAGTGCCGTCTTTGTATATAACCTCAAACGTATTATTGGCTACCTTCTTACTACTCTTCAGGTCATGCTTGATACTCTCTATGCTGTCTTCTTTAGTCATTCTATCTCCGTACATTGCCATAGTAATCTCTCCTATCTCTGGGAATTAGGTATCAGTGGCACTACAATAAACCTACCGACATCAGCCCTGTTATACAGTTTAAGTAAGTCTATAGTAGCCC